TGGTATTTCTTTAGCAATGCCGCAGAACCTGGTGGCGGCACAATTGCATTTACAGATCCTAATATTGCATTAGACTCTATTAAACTAAACAACATTTCTGCAAGTGGAAATATTTCTGCAAATGGTACCGTTTCTGCATCCAGTGTATCAGCAAGCACTTTAACTATTACTGGTGCTACAACTCTACAACAAAGTCAAGAGTTGATCAGTTATAACAGTGGTTCTACTGGGACTATTAATTTTGATATGAACCAAGGCGGCACATTCTACGCAAATGCATTGGGTGGAAATGTTACTGCTAACTTTACCAATGTAGCAACCACTGCTTGGAGAAGTACAGTTGCAGTTGTGGTTATCCCACAAGGTGCTAGCCCACACTATCCTAGTTCAGTTCAGATCAATGGTGTAGCAGCCAACGTAAATTGGTTGAATACCAACGTTCCTACTCCTGTTGCACGTAGAACAGAAGTCTATGGATTTACAATGTTGCGTACAGATCAAGGTTGGGCAAACGTATTGGCCACTTACGCCAATTTCGGTTAATATCAGTCAAAACTATTGATTTAGTTTAAGTTTTAGCGTATACTGTGTAGAATGTTTAATACCATTCTCGATGCAGTAACGCTATTACTACCTCCCAAAAGAAAAACAAATCCCACAAGTGGTTGGATCAGTTTCAATGCGCCCTGTTGTCATCACAACGGCGAAACTGCAGACACACGTAGTAGAGGTGGATTGATCACCAATCCCGGCGGTGGTATTAGCTATCACTGTTTCAACTGTAACTATAAAGCCAGCTATGTTCCTGGACGCCATTTAACTTATAAGTTTCGTAAACTATTGAGTTGGTTAGGTGCAAGCGAAAACGAAGTTAAACGATTGGTTATTGATGCTATTCGTATTAAAGATTTGGTAACACCTACAGACACATTTGTAGAAGAAGCAAAACTAGAAGTTGAGTTCAAACCAAAATCATTACCAGCGGAGGCAATGAATTTTACAAAGTGGGAAAACTTTTATACACTAAGTGCAGAAAATACCGACGAGTACGATGTGCCAGCGGATTACCATTCAGCAGTTATCTATGCCGCAGACCGACACATTGATATGATCAAGTACAATCTAATGTGGACACCTGAGGCACAACATAACTTAAATAAACGTGTTATTATTCCTTTTACTTGGAATAATCAAGTCATTGGCTATACTGCCAGAACCTTCGAAGACTATGTTAAGCCCAAATATTTTAGTCAGTACGAACCCAACTATGTGTTTAATATAGATCGCCAATATCCAGACGCCAAGTTTGTTATTGTAGTTGAAGGACCATTTGATGCAATGGCAGTTGATGGAGTTGCAATATTAAGCAATGAATGCAACGAAATACAAGCAGATATTATTGACAGTCTAACTCGAGAAGTCATTGTAGTGCCTGATAGAGACCGAGCTGGTGCAAAGTTAATCAATGATGCATTGGAGTATGGATGGAGTGTTAGCTTTCCTGAGTGGGAACCAGATGTCAAAGATGTTAGTGCAGCAGTACAACGATATGGCAAATTGTTTGTGTTAAAAACAATAATTGATGCCAAGGAAACCAATAGATTAAAAATTGAATTAAAGAAGAAAAAATTACTATGAAAGAATATTCAGTCGACTTACAACGCTTGTTTCTGGAAATGATGTTACAGAAAGCAGAAAGCTATGTGCGTGTACAAAATATCTATAATGCAGAAAACTTTGATCGTAGTCTAAAAGCAGCTGCAAAGTTTATCAAAGAGCACGTGGATGCACACAAAGCAATGCCAACTGCAGAACAAATATTTGCAGTAACATCAGTGGAATTGAAACCAGTGCCCAGTTTAACAGACAGTCATTATGATTGGTTTATGGGAGAGTTTGAGGGATTTACTAAGAAACAAGAACTTGAACGTGCAATTTTGAAATGTGCAGATATGTTGGAAAAGGGCGAGTATGATCCAGTAGAAAAGATTATCAAAGATGCAGTACAGATTAGCCTTACAAAAGATATGGGCACTGACTACTTTGAAGATCCCCGTGCAAGATTGTTAAAGATCAAAAGCAACAACGGACAAATCAGCACAGGCTGGCCTACCATGGACAAACGATTGTTTGGTGGTATGAACAGGGGTGAGCTAAACATCTTTGCAGGCGGAAGTGGTTCTGGTAAGAGTTTGTTTATGCAGAATATTGCTATCAATTGGATACAACAAGGACTTAATGGTGTATTCTTAACACTGGAGCTCAGTGAAGAACTGTGTGCAATGCGTATGGACAGTATGGTGGCCAATATCAGCACAAGAGAGATTTTCAAAGACTTAGATACATTGGAACTAAAACTCAAGATGGTTGGTAAAAAGTCCGGCAATCTGCGTATCAAGTATATGCCAGCACAAAGTAATGTTAATCAAATTCGTGCATATTTGAAAGAACTAGAAGTACAAACAGGACGCAAAACAGATTTTATTATGGTGGATTACTTGGATTTGGTTATGCCAGTTAGTGCCAAAGTTAGCCCCAATGATTTGTTTGTCAAAGACAAGTATGTGTCAGAAGAACTGCGTAACCTAGCCAGAGAATTTAATATATTGATGATCACTGCTAGTCAGTTGAATCGTAGTGCAGTTGAAGAAATTGAATTTGACCATAGTCATATTTCGGGTGGTATCTCTAAGATTAATACTGCTGATAATGTGTTTGGTATTTTTACAAGTCGTGCAATGCGTGAACGTGGACGTTATCAAATACAATTGATGAAAACTCGTAGCAGTAGTGGGGTAGGCACAAAAGTGGACTTAGACTTTGATATTGAGAGTTTACGTATCACAGACCCTGGCGAGGAAGCACAAGGCACTCCTGGCTCTTTAAGACCCCAAGTTGGCAGTGTAATGAGTCAAATCAAAGCAAAAAGTACAGTGGAAGGCGGCGATTCTAAAACTGTACCTTGGGACAAGCCTAGACTCAAAGAAGGTATACGTGATCCGTTAGATATTGCACCCGGCGGTGCACCTAGAGCACAAGCTGACGGTACTATGCTCAAGCAGATGTTAGCAGGCCTAAAAAACAAATCCGAATAAATATAACATACTTCGGAGCTAATCTTGCAGAAAAAAACACGCAGTCTTTTTGAAGAACTGGAAAGTCTACGCTTACACAAAGATAGAGAAAATCTTGTGGAAAGTCGTGCCAACCATGTTATTCAGGGAGCTATTAATCTCATGACATTTATCAGAGAAAACTACACTCAAGAACAGGCTGAAGAACTTGAACGCAAATTACTTAATAGTATCCGCACACAGGATATTGACAAGTTCAACAGAGGCGTTAAAAGGATGAAGAATGAAGGTCAATGAAATCGTTAATGAAGGATTGTGGGGCGGCATCAAAGGTGCAATTAAAGGAGTCAAACAATCTCAAGCAAAGCACAGTCCTGTTGTACAGTCTGCAATAGACCAATGGGACAAGATTGATAATAAATTAGCTGCCGCTGGATATGATATGAAAGATCCTGCAGTCTACGGCGAACAACTTAATAGATGGTTGGGTCGTTGGTTAAACAACGGAACAAGTGCTCCGCCCTATGAAGGAACACTAACTGCCATTGACGGTAATACCATTAAAAATTATATCTATAAAGCCATAGTAGATACACAAACTGGCAACCGCTCGGATGATATAGAATATAGTCAAAAAAAATCACTGGCCAATAAAGTTAAGAGTCAGATAGCAGGAAATACTCCCGCAGAGCCGGCGGCCGCACAAGAACCACCGGCACCAGCAGCCGCACATAAACTTGCACCTGGTGTAGAGATTGTAAATCAAGATCCTATAATGATCAAGTTCCAAGGAGCTGTTTACAGACTTGGCGGAATGGGCGAATGGATCAATCACAAGAATCGTAGAAAAGTTGACGCGGCCCTGGATACATTCCTTGACCAACAGGCCAACTTTACTCAAGGTTACTCAGAATGAAACTATTTGAAATAAAGAATCTACAACCCAAATGGCAGTTGTTGGAATCCGCTGAGGACAAAGCAACACACTTGGAACATCTTGAAGATTTAATCTTCAATGAAGGATTTCTTGGTGCACAACGAGCACTAAACTATATTGAAGCATTGCGCAAAATGCTCAGCGAAGGCACAGGCGAGCCCAGCCAAGTCACAGTCAAGTGGGACGGTGCTCCTGCTATACATTGTGGATTAGATCCTGCTGACAGTAAATTTTTTGTAGGCACTAAAAGTGTATTTGCCAAAGGTGAAGCCAAGTTGTGCAAGTCAACTAAAGATATTAAAAACTGGTATGGCGAGCAACCCGACCTTGCAAGAAAATTAGAATTGTGTTTGAAGTACTTGCCCAGTCTTGGTATTAGCGGTGTTATTAAAGGTGACCTGATGTTTACTGAAGGTGACCTGCAAACTGCTACAATCAACAACGAAGAATGTATTGTATTTCAACCTAATACTATTACCTACGCAGTACCCAAGAGCAGTGATTTAGCTCGACGTATGATGAGTGCAAAAGTTGGTATTGTGTTTCACACTAGTTACGAAGGTAGCGAAATTTCCAATATGACTGCACAATACGGCTATAGTGTAGCTGGCCTGAATCAAAGCAAAAATGTATGGTTTGATGACGCTTTTTACCACGATTATACAGGTATAGCTAGTTTAACTCCAGAAGAAAACAGTTTACTACGTGCAGGATTAATTCAAAGTGCCAACACGTTGAAAAAGATTAATAAATCCAATTTTGACATTATTCTCAAAAATGCAGAGTTTGCCAAACATATCAAGCCTTTTATCAATAACTTAGTACGAGGCGGAGTTGATCAAGTAGGAGAACCTACAGAGTTTTTGAAACAGTTTCTTACCTACTACAAAGGCAAGCAAGAAGCTGAAATCGCAAAATTAAAAGGCGGACCCGAAAGCAAAGCTGCACAAGACCGTATCAAAAAGATACAGGAAAAAGAGCAGTTTATTGCTGACAACAGTAATACCCTATTAGGAATATTGGCAATGTACAAACGTATTGTTGAACTAAAGCTTTTAGTTATCAACAAACTACGTCAAATTGAAAGCATTGCTGGCACCTTTATTAAAACAGATACAGGTTATAAAATTACAAAACCCGAAGGGTTTGTTGCTATCGGGCACGACGGCGGTGCAGTTAAACTAGTAGACAGAATTGAGTTCAGTAAAGAGAATTTTAGTGCTGGGCAGGCCTGGAAAAAATAACACTAGGCATAAATAATTTTATGCGTTAGGTCGCAGATTTTATTAAAGGAAAAACAAAATGGCAGTATTTACAAGAATTAACGGTGACGTAGCAGGCGTACCAAACGTTGATGCAGGTCGTTCATTTGCAAATTCAACAATCATCAATACAGGTATTGCAGCTCCACTAACAGCTTATAAAATCACTT